TCAAAGGCGACAAGATACTCATTGAAATCAAACCATCACGTCAATGTAAACCACCAAAAACACCTACAAAGAAAACAAGAGCATTCATGCGTTCTAGTTTTGAGTATATAAAAAACAAAGCGAAGTGGCAAGCAGCAGTCAAATATGCTGATGAGAATAATGCTAAGTTTAAATTGATTACTGAAAAAGATTTAGGTAGTTATTAAGCTGATGCGCTATTTAATCTATCTACTAATAGATCATCATTTCTAGAGCTTAAAGAAGCAGCTTGTTGATTATTGTTTTGATTAGCTGATTTAACAGAGTTGTCAATTATAGTTGGTCCACTAGCATTTGCTTCCATAGTTGGTATTAAATCACTATCTGTAGGTTTTAAAAATTTAAAGAAGTTTTTAAATTTATCTAATTTAGATTCACCTGTATCTTCAGTTGAAACACTAGGTGCAGCTGGTATAATTTCAGGTGTTTCAGCACCTTCACTTGCCTCTATATTATTAGTAGTATCTGATGTTATTGAATTTTCACCATCATCTGCTCTTTCTAATTTGTCAAACTCTACACCAGGTATCTTATTTAATAATGTTATTACACCATTTATAGCGTCTATAAAAAAGTTCTTTATCTTATTAAATATAAATTTAAAACCCCTAGCAATCTTATTTGGTATGTCCATTACGAATTTGGCAAAACCTGAAAGAGCATTAAATACATCATCAAATCCAATTCCTAATTTATTCATTATGAATATTATAGCCCCAATAGCTGCCACAACTGCTAATGCGATACCTATAAATGGTGCCAAAGCAACTAATGCACTAACTATACCTGTAGATAATAACATAAACAGTTTAGGTAACATTTTTAATGGTTTTAACATTCCACCAAACAACAAACCTAATTCTTTAATAGCACTAAATGGTGCCATCAAACCTTCTGTAAACGCAGAACCTACGTCTCTTAATCCATCTGGTACATATTCATCTATACTATCACCAAATTTTTGTCTAAACGTTCTTGTATCTTCTGTTTCTTGTTTATTAAGAGTTTGTAATACTTGATTTCTTTTTTCAGTTGTTTCTATAATTTTTTCGTTAGCAGCAAGTAAATCACGTTGTTGTTCCTCTGTTAAATCTCTGCCTCTTTGTTGTCTTCTGGATAGACTTTCTACAGTTTTTTCTGCTGTTCTAATTTCATTATTATATGATTTTAAATTTTCTTCTTGTTGTTGTATTTGTAATTTATTAAGTATTTGTACTTCACCCATTTCATTAACTTGGGATATAATATTTTTTTCTCGTAATTGATTTACAGTTTCTTCTGATTTAATAGACTTCTCTTGTCTCATTTTTAAGAAGTCACCTAGTTCCTTACTATATGTGTTTATGTCAACACCTAAATCATTAACTAGTTTATCAATTTTTTTTAATGCATCTTGGAATTGTAGTAGAGAACCTGATTTTAAATCTTCAGTAATCTCACTTACCATATCAGCAACATTTGGTACAACAGACTTCGCAGCAGCAGTAACAGAAACATTAACTTGTTGAAATATAGCTTTTCCTATTTCTCCTACAGCCTCTGCTACTTCTTTCTTACCGCCTTTAAAGTTATATCTTGTTGCTGGTAATGCCATTAGTCTTTATTCTTTACTTTTGATGGTTTACCATTTACATATATTGCAAACCAACCAGCACCTGCGCCAACTACTACTGACACTAACCCTGCTTGTGCGTTGTTAGGATTCTCTAACATCATAAACCAATTGATTACATCTAAAAATGCCCAAGCGTAAGCGACCATTAATAGACGTGGCACTAATCTCCAATTTGACATCAATTCAGGTATTTCTACCTCAATAAAGTGCCATAGTTGTTTTATGCCATATTTTATACCAGACCAACCTGATCCGAATATGTTTTTAATTTTTTGTATCATTACTTGTTTGCCTCTCGTCTTCGTTTTTCGTTTTCTTCTTTTATATAACTAGATAACATACCTACGTATATTTCTTTTTCCCACGGCATTAGATTATCTAACTCCGTCAATGAATATTTATGATGTTGCATCAAGGCAAAATTGGTTTCAAAATAGGCCTGCAGGCTGTTATGAGACAGGCTTATTGAAAAAAATCTTGTATTCCCTTAAATGTAACCTTACTTTTAACACCAGTGCTTGGATTTGTAACCTCAACCTCATGTCTTAATTGAGGCATTGTATCAAAGAATTTTTTAATCTTTACAAATGCACTCTGTGATAAACCTTCTAAAAACTCTTTTAGTTCTTCTTTTGTACTATCTTTTGCCGGATATGTTTTATCACCCTCAAAGATGTGGTCAATACAACTAGATACTACATGAAACATAGTATCCACTGTTGCTTTATCCACATTAAAACCAGCCTTGGTCATTTCTAGCGATGGATAGTTCAATACTAAACCTAATTGTCTTTTTTCATCAATCATAACTTTATTGTTATGTTCATCATCTACTTGTACATCTACTTTTGATATATCTATTTCTACATCAGCAGCAGTTTGTTTATCGTCTGGACAAATTACTTTAAAATTAGTAACTTCACCTACTGACTTACTTCTAATTTGTAATAATAGATACTCTATGTCAAACATAGGTAATTTTTCTATATCAAGTTTTTCAAATGTACAAGCTGTCAACACGTCTTTTGTTGCTGTCACTATTTCAGTATTATTTTTAGATTCCATAGCCATTAAAAGTATCTTTTCTTCTTTGACTAGGAATGGTCTAAATTGTACTTTAACATCTTGCGATGGTAATGTCAACTCATATCTTGGTGTATCAATTTTTGGTAACGCCATTATATCTCCTTATTATATTAAATATTTAACGGTGGTATTCTAAATGGTGGGAATACTCTACCACCTGTCACTCTACCGATTGGTGCTTTTCTTCTCAATTCATTCAATACGTCTCGTCCTGCTCTTCTTATCTCTGGTGGTAACATACTAATTAGTCCACCAAATATACCACCAGCTCTTTTTACTGTTGGTTGTTTGAAATCTGCTTGTCCTACATCTACTTGTCCAGCTCTATCTAAAAAGAAATTCACCCAATATCTATAACTAAATGTAACAGTAAATGTTTGTACTTCATTAGCCGCATGACTAAATGATACTTCACTAATTGTTTTTGGATAACACTCAAATAATCTTACACCATAAGTTATATCGTCTCTTTCGTCTCTACTAGCAAATTGTCCTAAAGCAAATATGTCTAGTGGTGCAACATAATCATTATAATAGTTCATGTTGTGCGTTGAATTGCTGAATGCTGCCTTTTGCCACATTTCAAAAAATGTTCTTTCTCTCATAAATTTATCTGTGTAAAATGTAGCTGTTATATCGCTATATGTATGGTCATAAACAAATTTTCTTACTGGACCATTATGTCTAATTTCTTTTTGTGCACCTTCTCTACCTGGCATTTCAATCGCAGAACAAAATGCTTGTACTCGTCTTTTTTGTTGATCTTGGTTCATAATTCTTAATTGTGCACCAGTAGAAAAACCTTGTGCTTCCTCAGTCTCACCTGATACACCATTTGGTAAAGTGAAGTTGACATAGAACCTAGCTTTTCTTTGAAAGCCTTCTGCCTCATTAACCATGGCTTGAAATCTACCCATTGTAGATTCTGGATTACCACCAGCCTTTTGTCTTAAACGTGGATCTGATTGTACGTCATCAAGCGATCTATCTCTAGGTAAACCTATTCGTATATCAAAACCACCAATTCTTTTTCCGCCTCTTAAAATTGCCATTACTTGTCCTTACATTGACATCTTTTGCCAAATAGTTTTTCTATTAGTTTATTCCAAAGTTTTTTCATCTTTTATCTTTCCATGCTTCTGGACATATTTTTTTCATTGCTTCTATAATTTCTTCTATTGTATATGTCATTAATATGGTTGTCCTTTTCTAAATTGTTGCACTGGTAACATTACAGCTAATGCTGCCTCATCAAAATCAACTCTTAAAAAACTTGACCTTACATGCCCATACAAATATTTCTTAATTGTATTTCTAGCAATACGAACATTCTTTATACCATCATAGGTAGCATCAATTCTTGTTGTTGACTTCATACCACCAGAGGCATATCTTTGTAAATTGTTTAATAAACTAATTCTTTGTACAGGTCTAATATAGTGAAAGTTCATACCCATAAAGCCACCTGGTATTGTCTCTAAAGGTAATACAAGTGGAAACCTATCATACAAAGGTAATACCTGTTTATATTTAGGGTCATAATAAAAGAAGTTTAATCTACCTCTACTAGGAATACCATTTAATTTACCTGACCTCATAAGGGCCGCAGCAGTTACTCTATCGCTAAGTGTAGCAACATTTTTCTTATACCAATCAACACTCTTACGAATGCCACCTTGTTGTATCTTAATAGGGTCTAGTATTGATATAGCCATTTGCTAATATTTATAATAAAAAAGGCGGCCTTTCAGCCGCCCTTTCAAAGTTATTGATGTGAGAGAGAATTACTCCTCTTCTGCCAATTTACTAAAGTAAGATAACGTGTCGTCATCATCACTAGCAGATGGAGTTACATCATTACTTTTCGCAACTGTACTGCCGTTTTTAGGCGGGAGGTCTGTTTTATCAGCAGTTTGTGCGCTTCGTACACCTGTAATTGTCCTATTCAGTTTCTCTTTGAGTTCGTCATAGGTTTTAAAATTATCGGGTGCAAGAAATGGTTTTAGAGGGTGTTGAGAAGACCATAATGTTTTAATATCTTCGTCACTCTCTTTAATTTGTGATACGCCCTCAAACTCGGACTTATCATAGTTCCAGTAACCATCAACTTTTCTAATTTTTAGTTTAAAGCTTGCGCCTTTCCAAAAATCAAATGGATTGATTGGTTTCTCATCTTCAAACGCAGGTTGCATAGCTTCTGTGATCTTATCAAAAATCTTTTTACCAAATTTAAATAAGAAAGTTTTACCTTCGTTCTCTGGATGCTTAGGATCAGATACCACTAGAATATTTGAGAAGTAAGATAATTTTCTTTTTCTCTTTCTAGCAATTTCTTTATCACTATCTAAACCAGTATTCCATAATCTAGTATTTTCTTCTGACACAGGGTCTTTCTGGCCTAATGTAGTTAGTGAGTTTTCAATATACCAACCACCTACATCTTGGAATGCATGTGACCATACTCTTTGCCAAGGTAAGTCTTCACCTTCTGGCGCTGGTAAAAATCTAATTACAGCAAAACCATTTCCAGTTTTATCTAGTTCTGGTTTCC